CGTTGAGCATTATGCCAATACCTATAAAAATGGTTCATTCCGTGAGGAGTAGAAACCATTATGACTTTGGTTGTTTTACCAGAAGTGATAGTAGGATATACTGAGCTGAAGAATGCGTCAGCAATATGATTAGGCACAAAGGCAAACTCATCCAAAAATAGAATGTTGAAAGACATACCCCTAACTGCAGATGCAGAGGTAGATGCTGCAAGTATTTTAGATCCATTTTCTAACTCCAGTGATCCTTTATTCCAAGATATAATACCCTGTTGCATCCATTTAGGTAAGTTCTCATATGCAGTTTGTAATCTACCTAATAGTTCTCTAGCAGTTGCTGCCTTGTTAGCAAGTATACCAATGTTTACACTATCATTAAATACTGCGTAATGTAATAGGTAAGAAACAGCAGTTGTAGACTTACCAGTCTGCCGAGGCATTTTGCATATGTTAAATCTAGAATTATGAAAGTTCTGAATTAATTTCTCCTGAAAAGGATACATCTTAAATTTAACAAGACCTTCATCTAGTGATACTATCTTTACATAATTTTTCGCAAAGTAAATTGGATCTCGTTTACACTTGATCCATTCTTTTACTTGTTCTTGTGAGAATTGTATCTCGGTATTTGCCTTTTTTAAATTAGGATTACCTAGATAAATTTCTTCCTTTGCTACTGCCATTAACCTGCGTCTAGCGTACCTTTTGCTCTACGAATTTCTCGTAGTTCCTCGAAGTTCTTTTGCTTTGTGCCTCCATCATATGACCAAGCAAATCCTTCTTCAATCATTTGTTCGTTGAGTGATACAGGATCATCGCCGACATATAACCAACCAAGAAGCCTACCGTACTTACCCACGCCACCTTTAAGTTCGGTTCTAATAGTAAGTTCCTCATCTCCTTCGATTGTATCCTCTAAGTTTTTCTTCATCCAGTTTGTAGCATCTAATCCCAATGCTTTTTCTTCCAGATCTCTTGTTCTTTTCTCTGGCGTATCAACTCCTGCAATTCTAACTCTTTCTTTCTTGTATAAGTCAAACCCAAGATCAATGGTGACATCAATAGTATCCCCATCAACAACACGATTAATCTCCGTTACTCGAAAATTGTAGCAACTCTTCCTGCTCGGTGGCACCATAACTCCCATAATCATCCTCCCATGATTCTATAGCTGTATTTATAGCATCATCGGGTTGTGTCTTTTTCTGCTCTATTTGATATTGTATTTGATATTCTTTATAATAATGTAATGCTTCCCAAATTAATTTATTGGGATCTTCTGCCTTTGCAGCAGCACACCACGCTATAGAACCAACTATGAACACAATGTATAGTATTCTATTTGATACTCTTTCAATCATCTTTCATCTCATCGTAGGCATACTTTAGTATAGCATAGATTATGCACGATACACCAACAAGGAGTATTGCAACCATTATATTAACACTATGTACTGGCATTTGTCAATATGTTCCTCTATAAAGCCACTCGGAAGATCCGTTATCCTCTAATATTTCATCATACTCTGGCATGTCATAAGGACCGTCAAGTTTCTTTTTATATTCTCTCTCATCTAATACTTCATTAATAAGTTGTTTTAATTCAACCTTCAATGCATCTGATAAAAGATTCATTTTATTCACCTGCATGGGTTTGATAGCAGCACGTTGTTCTTCTATAGATCTACCGCTACCACCTTTACCATACGACATACCCTGTGTGTTAATCACGTTGCCTCCAATCATCAGATCTACTATTTTTAAAGAAGTCTGCTATATCTTCTGCACCTTGAAATCCTCTTTTAGATTTACGTGGATCACCTATATCCAAATACTTAAGACAAGATCCGTCTTCATCTATTGCTAATCTTCTTGCTTGACTTAACATACCTCTCGCTGATGTGTTTGCCTTTGATAATTTCTCTGCCCATATCATATCATCTATTCCTACTTCTGTTCCTGCTGCAATTGATTTGCAGATTCCTTCTAACCGAAGGCGGTATTGTGTAGATAACATTTACTAATATGTTTGATAAGTTTGTACTATCTATTAACCTAACAAATACCTTTTTATTTTCCGTTCTGATTTCAAAAGAAATCTACTGATTCTTGTAAGAATTGGTACATTTTTTCTTCTATAAACTGGTAGTATTTCTTTGAAACGATGTGTCATTGCCAATATTCATCAAGTACATCAAAGCATTTATTAAGGTATTCATTCGCTCCTATACATTCCCACTTACCTTTCTCTCCGATCTCACACTTATAGTGTAGTTCTCTTTTGAGTTGCATTAGTCTATTGGTCATTGCAACCTTGTCTAGTCTTCCGTTCATATTAGTCCTCTAATATACAATACTCTGCAGCATGGGGATTATTAAAATCTGGTAGATCTTCCCTTGCTTGTTTTATAGCGTTATACGCATCGTCTGCATACTCACAAATTTCATAGTGAGTGTTAAGGTTATCATGGTAACCTACTGTGTAATGTGACATTTTAACAGCACAATTCTACTATACTAGCTATAATAGTATAGCACTTGAGTATGTAGTTTGGTATCAATTATTGCTTTTTGCTGATATTACTGGGTTGCTTACAGCAACTCTCATCATGCTCTTTTTGTAGAGCATCTATAGCGTTCTTAATTGTAGTGATACGCTTTTTTGTTTGTTTTTGGGAGTTTTCCACTTCTGATCTTTGTTCCTGATGTCTCACCTTCACCTTTTGGATTTTTACCTGGATTGGATTTCCCTAGATTTACTGATTTGCTTGGTTTTTTACTTTGTGTATCGTGTAGTCTTGCAGGTTTGTCTTTGTCTTTTGTAATTACTGATTCTTGACCATGTTTACGACCAAGACGACGCATTACTTTTCCAAATCTACGTTTTGACATTCCTTTTTTAGGACTTGTTTGGTACGTGACCTCACGACCTGTACCTTCTTTGCCATCGTCAGATTTGTATTTATACTCTCCTACACCCTTCTTGTAACCAATACCCTTTTTCTTTAAATCTTTTTCGAGACTTTTACGTTTAGCTCGATTTTCTTTTTCATCTGATCCTCTGTCAGCACTTATGTTACCAGTCTGTTTTGTCTTAGACTTACTTAACATACGTGTAGTAGGGTTGCCCTCTACTAATTTTACGAAATCCTGATAATACATGACCTTTAAGTTTTCCTTTTGTGCTAACTTATTGGCAGTTGCATACATGACACTTTTAGCGTCATCACCATACAAACGATTGAAACTTTTCTTTTTGCGTTTCATCGCCATTACAATTTTTTCTGCCTTTTGATTAACAGCTGGCATTATCCACCAACTACTTGTATCTCTTCTAATGCTATGGCATTGCCTGTGACTGCTACTTTAGTAGCACGTTTCATAACTGCCTGAGGACCAGAAGCATATGTGTAATCTGCAGATGCACTGGAAGAATCTATATCGGTGCTAACGAAGTTACCTACAACTGCAGTTATCTTTTTACCTGCAGTTCCTGCAGAAAGAAAGTTGCTATCAATAGCAGGTGAAGTACTATCATCTTCTACAGCAATAAAATCGCCCACTGAGAATGGATGACTTGATGATGTTTCATGTAGGTGTCTACCTAATGTATAATCTGCTGTGGAATCATCAACACCTTTTACAATTTTTGCATGACCAGGCTTACCACCTTTAAGTAGTATTGCTTCGTCTTGAATTATTGTAATTGCAGGACCGTCATTAAATGCTACAGTAGCATCTCCTGCGGTTGCTACAACACGATAGAATCCAGTCTTTACAACTTGATATTCTGTCGCACCTGCTGCAATGGCGTTAGTACTTAATACGTTTAGAACTGTCATTTCTTGTCTGTTGTCTTGTCTTCCGTATCTTTATTTATGTTTTTTAACATCTTCTGTAAATCAGTAGTGCTTCCTACGAAGAGTGCATTAGTAGTATTGTTAGTCACCTTCTTATCTTCTGCATCTAATTCTTTCATCTTTCGTTGTAAATCTATAAGTTTCTCTGTAGTATCTGCAACGTTTTTAATCATTAATGCAGCAACTTCATATGCTCTTGGATGATCACTGCTCTGTGCGACCTCTAGGATCCCATCTACTGCCTCTTGTCCTTTAGAAACTAGATTATGCATCTGTGCACGTGCAGTCTCGTAGTCATGTCTTACATCATCCTCTTGACTTTTCTTAAGAAGAGGTTTAACTTTATCGACATGTTTCTTCAAATCACCTTTCGGTTCTTCTCCAAATGCTTTATCTAGTCCAGAAAATTCCATTAGATGTTCTCATCCTGTCCACTTACAGGATTATATTTCTTCATGTCAGTATACTCAGAGAACAACTCACCAAATCCAAAGTCGTCATCAGATTCTACTAAAGCATGATCATCAGCATTAACTATGAATACATTTGATCCTACACTATGTACAGTAGGAGTTGTCTTCTCATATCCTCTAATAACACTTAGATTATTACCAACCTTGTTAGAGACTCTCATGAGTTCATTACCAATGTATATGTTGTCCCATTGATTGATACCAGAAGCATTGGCAACTGCAAATCCAGTAGCAGTTTTACTAATAGTTCCAGAAAGAGTTGTTGCTACTGTACCATCTCTATCAATAGTAGATTCTGGTTGTACAGTATATCTCTTTGCTCTTGGTGCTGTAGTAGTGTCTGTATTTGCGTAGTAATCGACTTGAGTCTTCCTGACAACTTTTGCATCTGTGACAGGACCGTAAAGGTATGTCTTAGCAGTAAATGATAGAGTGTATATAATTGCTCTACGAGTTGCAAAATCTCCCTCATAATCATCTTCATAGTCTATATTGTTTAAGACTATAGGTACGTCTTTAGTTTCTCCAACAGTTGTTAATAATTTTACAGATAGATTATAATGAGGTTGGAATATAGGTAATATTTGTTCTATAATTTGCAGTCCATCATCTTGGTTCTTTGCTATGACTGCTAACTCAAAACCTATGTTATATGGCACAGGCATGTATACATTTTTATTTTCGTCTGAGTCTTTTTTAAATTTAATTTTTTGTGTAGGTGAAACTTTTCTTGTTGCATCATATGATATATCATTAATCTCAAATGAAAGTCTTGGAAGAGTTATCTGTACTCTTTTATTTGTAGGATCTGGATTCTGATCTAAACGTGCTAAGAATTTTTGTTTAGGACCATATGCAAGAGGTACTTTCATAACCTCATCCGATCTACGGATTTCTATGTTATTAAACAGAGTTCCGAAAGATACAATTGTCTTACGAAATATTTCGTTGTATGAATAAGTTCCTAGCATTAGATTGTGTTATCAGTAATAGATCCGACTGAACCAAATGGGTTTGCTTCAGTAAAGTCAATGATCTGATTGTCAAGAGTTTCAAAGTCATTGTTTTGATCGTACTCAGTATTAGCATTGTCGATCGTATTATATGTAGCAGTTGTAAAGGATGCACCCGAAGTACCACCTGTCAAAGTTTCTGGTACTGTAAATGTTCCAGAACGATTAATAACAATAAGTGTTCTTGTAGTATTATCCCAAGATTTAACCTCAGCAGTTACGTTAGATGAACCCCCAGTGACAGTTTCACCAACGGTAAAGTCTCCAGTACCACCTGCAACAAGACCAACTGTAATAGCATTTGCAAAAGCAGTCTCGATAGCATCGAGTTCTGTAATACCTGTATTGATCTCTTCGTCGCTGTACTCGAATAGTTCACATTGACACTCCCAAACATAGTTTCTACCTAACTGATAGAAAGGTCTTTCTACTTCTACAAATTTTATTTCAAACAAATGTTTAGTTATAGGAAACCAAATTAAGTCCCCTTCGTTGGGTCTGCCTTCGACGTTAAGGACTGTAGAATCATCCACGTTTTCTTTAAATTTTTCACGGGAGAATATAAAAGTTGTCTTGTCTTCAATACGGATTCCAAATTTTGTAAGTAACTCACCTTGTCCTTCCCATCCTTCAACATTATTGACGTAAGCTCTGATAGGTTTCGCTGACTCAAATTTTCCATCCGAATCTTCTTCAAAGATTGAATCTTGACTGACAATCGTTCTCGGAACATAGTAAATGTCTTGCCCATAAATCTCGATACTTTCTACAACTAAGTTTTCAATAAATTTTTGCTCCTGTGCAGAAGCATTTGCTTTCAATCTTCCTGCACTAGCATAGTTAGACTGAACGTAATCTTGAGCTGGTGAATTCTGTATTGCCATATTAGCCTACAATATCCAATGGTGGTGTTTCATAACGATCACGAAGATCTTTTTCAAGATCTGCCTTGAACTGACTAGCATCTTCAAGGATTTGACGACCATTAAGAGTCACCCCACCTAACATTTGAATACCATCATACTTGCTTAAGTTTCTACCCCACTGCTGTTGGAATAGTGCCTCAACATAATCCTTCAACCAGTTATCATTATACATGTCTGTATAGGTATCTGGATCTTGACGCATTGTCATGTCTACCATTATATAGTCTCCTACTGTGAGGTCGTCCCAGTCAAAGTCTAAGTAAAGTCTATTGGAATGTTCATTCCATTTAACTCTTCTATTTGCTTGAGAGTTAGTAACAAAGTCAAGAGTTTCTAAGTATTGAGATGTTAGGAAATAGTGTAATATCTGTCCATGAGTCATAGAGTAGATATCATTTAAAAATATTTGATATTTAATATTGAAAATATTACCTGGTACTATACTTGATGCACCTATGTTTGTATATACATGGTTAACACCTAAAGTACCTGGTGGTGTAGATACGTAATTATCTTGTCCATACCAAGGAGTTGATCCTTCTTGAGTAAATCCTTTTGCCTGTGTTTTGATAGCTTCAGTAACTTCAATTCTCATAAAGGTTTGAATACTACCATTGTAATGATATTCTTGGTAGTAATCTATTGCCTCTTCTATCAAATCATCTAGTTGTTCAGTCGCAACGTTAATATCTATCGTAGGATATCCTAATCTACGAAGAGCATAGTCTTTTAATTCTGTTTTACTTGCAGGTCTTGTAGCAGACATAGTTTATTAACCGAATGAACTGATAGTTAAGTTAGTTACATCATTAGCACCAACTGTTTCTCCTTTCTTGAAGAATCCAGATACATTATCAACAGTCACAGAGGATTCATCCATCGCTGTAATAACCCCTGTACTGGTAGAAGTTGCACCAGTTATAGTTGCTCCGACCTCCATAGTTGTGATGTCGGATAGACTGAAGGTAGCATTAGTGAATACAGTTGCAACGTTAACAGTTGCGTTAGTAAAGATTGTAGCAATGTCAATTGTAGCTCCGTTTCCGTGAATAGCTGATACTGGAATTGTACATCCATTTCCGTGTATAGCAGATACTGGGATTGTACATCCATTACCATGAATTGCTGTTGCATCGAATGTAAGAGAAGCAGCACCGCCACCACCAAGTTGAGCATCAGCAATTGTGATTGTCTCATTAACAATGAAACCAGCTCCATCATCTGTGACAGTGATGGAATCAACAGTACCACCGACTCCAATAACAACGGAGAATGTTGCATTAGCACCTGATGCCTGAGTAATATAATCAGATGTTCCTATGGTATAAGTGCCAGGTGTTCTTGCTGCGTCAGTTGCACCAAAGTTTCCTACAGTCTTAATACCAGATGCATTAGCGTTAACAATAGTTATAACTTCAGATGCTGCATATCCAGATCCATCGTTATTAATTGTAACTCCTGTCACAACTCCATTGTCTACAGTTATGTCTGCAGTTAGTCCAGTACCAGATCCAGATGATGTGGTAGCAATTGCAGATCCTGCTGAATATCCTGTTCCTCCTGTGGCAATTGTTCCTAGAGTTTGAACACCAGATGCGTTAGCATTTGTGATTGTGATAGTATCAGAAGTTGTAAATCCAGTACCATCATTATTGATTGCTGCTGCTGTGACTGCACCAGAGGCATCTACAGATGATATGTCAATAGTAAAGTCTGATCCAGATCCATCATTGGTTGTTGCGATTGCAGTTCCAGTTGAGTATCCTGTTCCTGCTGTAGCAATAGATCCAAGAGTCTTAACACCAGATGCGTTAGCATTGACGATTGTTATTGTATCATCAACTGCGTATCCAGATCCTGCAGCGTTTATTGCTGCACCAGTAACAACACCGTTTGAAGTTGTCAAGTTAACTGTCAATCCTGATCCAGAACCAACAGTTGTTGTAGCGATAGCAGTTCCGTTTGCATATCCTGTACCACCTACAAGTGTGTCAACTGTCGCTGCTCCACCTGCATTAGAGTTTGCAATCGTAATTGTATCACCTGCAGCATATCCTGTTCCTGCAGCATTAATAGCAACGTTTGTTATTGCTCCGTTTCCATCAACCGTAGTATTAACTGTTAAAGCATTATCACCAGATCCAGAGTTTGTGGTAGCAACACCAGTTCCTGCTGTAAATCCACCGACACCTCCTGATAATGTACCCAAGTTAAGAGTATCAACACCACCAAGATTAGAGTTAGTGATTGTTAAAGTGTCTCCTATTAAATAACCAGTTCCTGCAGTGTTCAATGCAATTGCTGTAATTACACCATCAGAATCTACTGTAGTATCAACTGTCAATCCTGATCCAGTTCCACCACTTGTAGCAACGTTAGTCGCACCTGTAAATCCACCAACACCACCTGCTGAAATTGAACCAAGAGAAACAACTGCACCAGGTGTAGGATCACCAGATAGATTTAACTTAAGTGTAGTAGAAGTTGCAAGATTATTCAACATTGCTTTGAGTTGTTCAAACGCATGATCAAGTTTTGTTTGTACTCTTGCTTCTGTATGATATAGATTAGTTCCTTCTGAAAGATTAGTAGTAGACTTTTGACTTAGATCTAAGTTTGCACCAGTAGCAGCAGCGACTCTTGCATCTGCTCTTGTATTTGTAAAGAATACATTTGTAGACCCTTCAGTGACATTATCAGTATTAATATCTGACTGAGTTACAGCAAGTCCACCTGCACCATCATGCTCAATACCAGTTCCATATGTAAAGTGAGTTCTAGTTCTTGCAGCAGTAGTAAAGAGATTTGTTGATCCTTCAGTTACATTATCTGTGCTTATCTCAGACTGAGTGACAGATATAGTTCCTGATCCATCATGCTCAATACCTGTACCATAAGTAAAGTGAGTTCTAGTTCTTGCAGCAGTAGTGAATAGATTTGTAGATCCCTCAGTGACATTGTCAGTATCAATATCTGACTGAGTTACAGATAGTTGACCTCCTGCACTTAATTCAATACCAGTTCCGTATGTAAAGTGTGATCTTGTTCTTGTATTTGTTGTGAATAGATTAGTTGTTCCTTCTACAACGCTATCTGTATCAAACTCAGAGAATGCAAATGCTAATGTATAAGTTCCTGCAGCGTCATCATAAGTCTTAGTAAGTCCTGTACCTGCAACTATAAGGGCATCAACTCTATCATCAACTCTTTCGTCTGTATAGTATAGATTTGTAGATCCTTCAGAAAGAGCATCAGTATCATGGTTTGTAATACTAGAAACTGTACCAGTTAAGGTTCCTGTAATAGCAGTAATATTTGCAGCATCTGCGTATATGTTCTGCCATCTAACTGAGTTAGTACCAAGATCGAATGCACTATCACTAGCAGGGTTAAGATTCTTAGCAGTTGAAGTTGTTGCGACAATGTTTCCAGTAATATCTCCTTGAATATTACCTACCACATTACCTGTGAAGGTTGTCGAATGTACGTTTGCGTACTTGTTAGAAGAAGAACCAATGCTTCTAGTATTATTGGAATCTGATAATAGATCACCTGTTAGAGTTGCACCTGTTGATGTTGTGACAAATGTAGCAGTTCCATTGTATCCTAAAGTGGCTGAACCATCAGCATCAATAATCATTCCAAATGAAGTACCATCTTGACTCTTAACTTCAAATTGAGCAGTCTGAATTATTTGTTTAGATGATCCTGTTGACTTATAAAGAGTATCAGTGCCATCAGATTCAATAACTATGTCAGTTCCTGCACCAAGTTTGACAGCAACGTTATCACCAAATACTAATGCGTTATCTGATTTATCAAATACTATATTACCACCACTTGCTGATACAAGAGTTAAGTCATCATTAAGTGTTGTTGAACCAGCTACTGTTAAGATATCATCTACTGCAACAGTTCCACCTGCAGAATCAAGTGTTAGATTACCAGTTGATGTATCAATCTCATTTGCTCCTGTGACACCAACTTGAATATTCTGTGCGACTAACTTAGAAGTAATTTGATTAGATGCAAAATTACCAGATCCATCACGTAAGACTAAGTTGTTTGAAGCGTTTGTGCTTGCAGATGCAACGTTAATTGTAGTATTACCAGATATACCATCAGCGTTTGTTAGTGTAATACCAGAAGATGCTGTGACTGCAAATGTGCGATGAGCATATGTGTTCGCAGCAGTCCTGACCATATATCCTGTGCCAGACTGTGCAGCAAGTGCAGTTATATCTGCATCGTTAAATGTGACTGAAAGTGTTGGATCAGAAGCACCATTAATTGATACTGAACCATCTACAACACCATCAATAGTTAATGTTCTTGCAGTCTTCCAAGCATCAGCAGTAGATGCGTTTCCTAAAATACCTGCTGAAGAACCTGCACCACTATTGACTGTAATTTGATTAGCAGAGAAATCACCAGATGATCTAACTACAACACTATTACCAGTTGTGTCTGTGGCACTTGTGTTTAATCCATCAAGTAAATCTGCGTTAAGATTATTGACCTTAGTTGTAGATGCAACTACGAATGGTGCAACACCCTGAGCAAGTTGAGAAATTATTTGACCATCAACTGTTGCTGTACCATCAACATTTAAGTTATTATCAATATCAACAGATGTACCTGCACCAGTTACATGAAGTGAACCTGCTCTAAGAGCACCGTCAGTACCAGAGAAGACTTCGCTATTATTAGTAGCAGCAGTCATAAAAGCAAATTCTGATGTACCTCTATCAAATCCGAAGAATCCAACTTTAGCAGATCCATCATAATATCTAAATTCTATACCTCTATCTTTACCATCATTAGATGCAGGAGCAGTATCACCACCTAAGGTGAAGACTGGATCATCTATAGTAACCGTTGTTGAGTTAACTGTAGAAGTTGTACCATTAACTGTAAGATTACCTGTGACAATCAAGTTAGACTGGGCATTAACATCTCCAGCTACAGTTAAATCACCTTGTGATACTGTATTACCATTATCAGTATCAACTGTAAACTTATCAACAGCACCAGCTGTTTGTACTTTGAAGAACTTATTATCTGCCTTAACAATTAATTGGTTCTCAACGATTGTTGAACCTGATATATTTGCACTACTATTAAGATCGAGAGCACCTGATAGTTCAGTACCACCATAAACTCTAAGCCCGCCACCAACTGCTAAGTTTTTCGCTAATCCAATACCACCAGAGAATCTTGCAGCACCATCAGCAGCGTATGATCCTGTTAGAGTTTGCTCTGTGTTGTTTGTAAATGTATTGACACCAGATGTTCCGAATGTATCGTTGATCTGAGTTGCATCACCTACTGTTAATGTTCCAACAATGTTTGTATTACCGTTGTCAGTATCAATACTGAACTTAGTTACACCAGAACCAGTGTTTACATTAACTACCTCATTATCACTTTGAATAATTAAAGAGTCATTAATTGTTGTTTGACCTGCAACAACTAGAGTACCATCAGTTGCAATATTACCTGTAGAAGATGCAACAGTCATCTTATCAGTAGTTCCTGATCTGACTGCAAAGTTTGCATCAACATCTAAGGTGCCATTTATTTCTGTGTTGTTAGCAACAGTTAGCGTACCACCAAGAGTTGTATTACTATCAACATTAAGTGTTGAATTTAATTCAGTGTGCCCATCAGCAGTCAGCGTACCTTCAATATTAGTATTACCAGTTACGTTATCAACAAAGAACTTATCAGTCGTTCCGTTTCTAACTGCGAAATCAGCATCAATATCAGTAACACCATTAATATTAACTGTACCTTCAATTACTGTATTACCATTATCAGTATCAACTGTAAACTTATCAACTGCAGATCCATTTTGAATCTTAAAGTTTTCATTTGATGCATTGATAGTGACCGAATCTTGAATAGTTGTATTACCTTCAACATTCAAAGTACCTTGAATATCTGTATTACCACTTGCACCAATAACACTAAACTTCTCAGTATCACCACTGTTCAATTTACCAACTGAGAACCTCTCTCCTGACCCTGTAGCACCAACGTACAAGGATTTCATAATACCTGCACC